CATCCTGCTCACTATGGGGGTCGTCGATTATTAGCAAATCCGCACCCCGCCCCGTAACCGCGCCACCTACCCCTGCCGCAAAGTACTCGCCACCTGCATTTGTCTCCCAACGTCCCGCCGCTTGGCTGTCTGCTCGCAAACTCACTCCAGGAAATATACGCTTGTAATCATCCGTATTCATTAAGTTACGCACCTTTCGGCCAAACCTGAAGGCCAACTCCGCCGTGTGCGTTGTCTGCATTATCTTTAAATGGGGCTTATTACCCATCATCCATGCCGGTAACAGATAACTGGCAAACTCACTCTTGGTATGTCGCGGCGGCATATTAACAATCAACCGCTTAATCTTTCCGTCCGCTAACTTATTAAACTTCTCAGCCATTATCTTATGGTGGCGTCCATTTATAAACTCAGGCCACGCCAATAGCACAAACTCCATAAATCCCAATCGCGCCTGCTCCGCTTGCTCCAACTGCTGCGCTCGCTCGAGCAACTGGGCATAGCTCTTCAACCGCTCCTCAGGGACTCTCTCAATATCTTTATCTTCCATATAAAAATCATATATCGAAATTTTTCACACAGCAATGAACCTAGGGCCGTTTTCAGTGCTTAGGGGGGTACTCCTGTAAATAATTTTTACACCTCCCACGAACCGTGGGAAACACTATAAGCGCACCCTAACGGGTACACTTATTGGTCTCAGGGGGGGTGCCATATGGTAGGTGTTAGGGGCACAACCATATAACGGGTGCTAGGTACCTAACCATATGGTAGGTGTTAGGGTTACAGGCATAAAAAAAGCCAGCTAAACTAGCTGGCTTTAGTTGGTAGCTTTACTACCTAAGGCATAATGCCCCCGTTTAACTTAGTTATGTAACGCTTGGTTTAATAACCAATTGCACAAGTGGTTTGCCGTAAAAAGCATGGGGCCGTGTTAGGCTGTTGGTGCCAGTTAACAACATGGCCAGCGTATTGCCGTTGGTAATATTGCCGGTAACAATTTTGCCACCGGTTGCACTAATGGCAGCGGCAATGTGTGCAAGGCTGTGGCTTGCACCACTACCGCCAACCGTAGCAAGCGCAGCCTTTTTGTAGGCTTTGCTTTTATTGCTTACTATTGTTTTAGGCTGTACCCCAAACAATGCGCACTGCAATTGGTGTGCCCGTATACCAGTACCAGCGGCAAACATACCTTGTAGCTTTGCGTGTTGTGCCCAGTTAACGGCTGTTATGCCCAGTGTTTTAAAGTATGGTGTGGCTTGCACCATAACGTTAGCCATATTACCGGCAGCGTTATTGGCTAGCCAAGTGGCAATACTTGCACCACTTGCTGGCGTAGCGGTACTGCCTACATATATTGCACCACTGTTTAAATTAGCTATACCAGTTGTAATTGCCTTTTGTTTTAAGTTTTGCATGGTTGTGTTGCCTGTGTTTATTGGTTATGCGCGTTATTGCGCTGGCCAATATGGTTATTAAACCACAGGTATATACATATGTATACTACTATAGTAGTTAATTGTATTATGCAGTGTTACTATAGGTAACACTTGGCGGCGGAAAAAACTACTGGTTATTTATACAGTAAATACAGTAACAGGTAAAACGCTATTAATAGCAACATGGCAGGACTGCTATAATACACGAGTGAGTAAAGAACATGACGGAACAGCTATTCAATCTTTTCTCTCTCAATCTTTGGCCTCTCACTATTTGGTTCATTCTAAACTCTACCATAGCATCATCAGAGTGGCGATTAGCCACCAGATGAGAGTGAAGCTAATACCGAGCGTGATAAACCCGAGTGATAGTAGAACATAATAAAGTCGCTGGTTCATCTTCGTGGTCCTCCCTTATTGGGCGTCTAATTTTTGGTAATCATGGGCACATAACAGTTATGCTATGTGCCCGTGACTGTGCTGCTATACCTTAATAAAATAGATAGTTAAGGCAGAGCTAAATGGGCAACCATTGTACGAAACAGCAATGATTTTGGTTTTACCCTGTTTGTATTCATATACAATGTGGTAAACGTCATGGTGCTTAAACTTAGCAATCTGCTTGCCTTGCTTGAGGCTACCTACAAACGCTCCTGCCTTTTTATTTTCATAATTAAGCTCTTGGTCATAAACGTGGTAAGCACCGTCAGGTAGGTAGGTTTCTAGTAAAAACCCTAAACCCTTGTAGATAGGATCTTCTAAATCTGGCTGGTAACTAGGCATTAAAAAATCCTGTATTACCTGCTCCTTACTGCCTTGCTTTAAATCAAACATTGTAAACTCCTGTGTTGTTTAGATTATTAATATACTACAATAGTAGTATGGCATGGCTGACCTCATACCCAAAGCATTAAACGCTATAGACCAGACGGAAGGGAAGCTGGAGTGATACCTTATCAATCCCTAGATCGTAGCCGATCGGGGCAGATCAAAAATGAGTAACATATATAGATACATGTATAGTCACTCATACCCCCCCTCCCTCTATGTCGGCGTCTCAAGACTGGGTCTCGAGACTGGGTCTCAATCTAGGGACGCTCCGCAAAAAGGTAATCAGTTGTTGTGGTACGATGTGGTACATGTTAGTATGGAATTTGTAGTGGCAAATAGTCTCTATAAGGTACACGACTATGGTTAAAGAGAAAGTAACCGCCAAGCCTCTGGTAAGGGCTTTAAACCTTACCGACGGGGCTACCCTGAATTTCGCAGCCAATGGTAACAAATTGGTCAGCGGTTCTTGTGTAGCAAAATTCATCGCCGAAAATGCAGCAGACAATGCAGCCAATGTGGTGGTAGAAACCACACCGTTTTTTGACTCGCTAAGTATTACTGCTGAAAATTGGGCCAATACCGCTAAGACTGCCGGTATGTTCGCAGCTAACACTGGCATCCGTGCCAATCAGTTACGCTGCTGGGCATTTGGAGTCCAGCTACCTAAAGACGGTACCCCAGCTAACAAGAGCAAAGCATTTAACAAGCTCAAGTGGGCACCGGTCGCAGGTGGCAAAACTGCCAGCAGGAGACTCAACCATTTAAACGTAGCCATCGCGGCTACCGGTGGTAAAGTCGCAGGTTCTACCGCAACAATTGAGCGTGGCAATACGCTCCTCATGTTGCTAAACGGGACCAATACACTAAAGGATCGTAGCAAGTTTTTCTACGGTAAGTCCTTGGTGCAATTGGTCGTTAAACCCATAACCGTTAGGGCTCCTAAAGCCTAGCTGACTATTTTGCCACTACACGGTCCCGCTTGTTAGTTTAGCAAGCGGGACTTTTTTATGCCCACCATCAGAGGATCGTCCGCGATCGTCAATGATCCATGGCGATCCGCCCCGATCGTAACCGATCTAGGGCCGTCGTCGGTGATCTATGGGGATTTGACTAGATACGAAGGGACACGACTAGAGACGACTAGACACTTTTTCTCTCATTTTTTGGTCTCTCATTTTGGGGAGTGGATGGGAGACGATATATGCTATCATTCCCTTCCAATCGTACGGGGCACATGAGCTCCAGTCCGGTATCAATGGGCCTTCCCTCTTCCTCTTTGGGCCTATCTCAATGGCCCTCTCCCCTCTAAATATATTTATAGTGGTTGAGGAAGGATGCTCAACCAAGTTCAACACACATCCATTTTCCCCACTATATCTTATCTGCCACGCTATTTGATGTGGACTTAGATTAATATAATTTAAGGACTTTAACTTATGCAGCTTGAGTTCTAGCCAAAAAGGGTAGCCATCTACAATGCCATGCAGGTCTGGGATTCCAGGAGTAGCCCATGACTCCAACCTTGTCCAAAACACATCTTGCTCACGTGTGCCTTCCCTCAGTTTTCGCCACAGCTTGCTTTCAGGTTTTATCAACTTCCCCTTCTATCACTAGGTTGCTTTCCGTTACCACACTCAGTACAGGGTACTCCTCATGCAGCTTTTTTATTTCCTTCAACACTTCTAGCTTAGTCATGGTATCTATCTTTCCATGCAAGATTTCTTTACGCTCAACGTATAAACCTGCTGCCTGACCTCTATTCTTTTCGGCAGCTACAGCAGCAGCGTATGACCCTTCACGTAATGCAAGATCCCTTATGTCTGCTAGTTTTCTTACATGGTTTTCAAATGTGACTTCATACTTATGTGCCAGCTCCTTTTTTACTTCATAAACTCTAGCTACTACATGGGGATATCTGGTTCCGTTTAATAGCTGGGAGGCTATAGCATGTGCAGACTTCTTAGAGTATCCAGCCCGTACCGCAGCTTCCGTCTGGCTTATATCCTCACAACAGTAGATTCTTACAAATTTCTCTTGCTTGGGCGTAATCTTTTTTTCAGTGCGGGGATTTGCCACAACTTCTAGGTGGGGTTTGTGAGTTCGTTTAGGTAATGCCATGGAGTAACTTTACTATATAGGACCAAAAGTGAAAAGTTACACTTTTATTTTTTTCACTAAAAATGATCGCGCGTCCCCGACTCTTGTTTAATTATTGATCACCATAATATACATTTGATGAATCCATTGTTAGTAAGTAGTTGATAATTGGGAAAGATATTAATATAGTGTGATATTGTATATTTTGTATTTGTGAAAAAGTTTATTGTTGATTTTTGAATAATCCCCTATAGAGCAAACTTGTGTGGTGTTGTGATAGTCGTGCCCCCATACTACAAGTGTAGTACACAACAAAAGTTCACACACAGGAGTTTCACATGCACACATTCCCAAGCCACAAAGATTATGGGGGTAACAAAATAACCCTAGAAAATTACGTTGGCGAAATCAGCCAACTTTTAATAGACCAGCTACAAAAAGAGTTCGGTACAGGCACAACAGATTTAGCGTATGCCGCAACTGTATCTAAGCTGTTGGCTGAATCTAGTACCGCATTAGCTAACGCCATTAATGACCATGTAAGGGAGTTATAACCATGCACGATTTAAAGCAGGGCAGTAAGGAGCAGGTAATACAGGATTTTTTAATGCCTAGTTACCAGCCAGATTTAGAAGATCCTA